CAACACAAAACGTGGCTCCGCAAAGGCAAAGGTTTGGGACATTGATGAGGCGATTGGCTATGCGCGCCAACGAATCGTCAAGGAATGCGTGGGGCAGTTTGCCAGCTTCCAGCGCAGACATGAGAACAACGATTTCTTCGTGTCGTGGGTAAGGAATAAAAAGCGAGCTCTCGCCGACTGGGAAGCCTCCGGCCGCATCTATGGATTGGTCGACGTCGCCTTCGACATCTTCCCCAAAGAAGACATTGAGGCTTTCCAAGCTTCCGAAAATTTGGAATCGAAGTTTGCGTGGATGAGGTTTTGACAGTCGTTTCATAGAGGTTCTCGTAGTTGTTGGATCGGCGTCCTGCGGGACGCCATTAATTTCGCCCCGTTCCATGTGGGTAGACAAGTGGGGCGGCAATTGGGTAGGCATCAATTTTCTCTATCGAACAAGAAGCTATGAACCAACGAGAAATCAGGATCTTCGCGCCGTACGTCGAGGCTAAGCGCCTTCCTGACGCCGAGATCGAAGCAATGACGTACGAGGACTGCATGAAGCGCGCGGCCGAAATGGGTCTTTCCCGATTCAGCCGGGATGCGTTGGCGAAGCTGAGCCGCATCCACTACCCGCACTTCGGCGAATACATCTCCGGTGCTCGCAGGCTGGATCGCGAACGGCTCTTTCTTTTCTGCATGTACGCAGGATGCGACTACCCGATCCAATGGATCGAGCTTGCCGAAAAGAAAGCGCGCGCCGAGTACCGCGCTCAGAGCGCCCAGGCAATCGGCGAATACGTTCAACAGGCATTCGCCCAAAGGGCGGCGGCATGACATTGACGAAGCGGGATGTGGGCAAGCGATTTACCGCCCCGTCCGGCGAAGAAGTTCGATTCATCAAGATCGAGGGCGATATGTACCACTTTGAGAACGTACGGGATAAGGGCGATGGGCTGATTCTGCCGGCCGATCAGCTGTTCATTCTCGAGCGCGTGAAGTGGTCCCGCGCTCGGCGCGTTACCAACTGATCGGAGATTGCCATGTCGCAAAACGCTTCCGACCTCCTCGCCCTCTCGCGCGAATGCCGCGACTGTGCCGCTCTTCGTCGGCTGGCTTTGAATCTCATTGCCGCGGGCGTGGCTGATTTGAGGAGTGGGCTGTAATGAACGCCGGACAGAAAGCCCTTCGCGCCTGCGCCGAGTACGCGCGACTATCGACTGAGAACAAACGGCTTACGAAGGCGATCGGCGACGCACTCGATGGATGCCCCGGCGTCAACGGAAAGCGCGACTCATCCGTGCTTGAAGATGGCCGCACCGTCTATGGCGGCGATCATGACGATATGCATCTGAAAAGTGCATACACCCCGGACACTATGGACGACGGTTTCGGGGGTGCGGAAGTGTCCTGGTTATCCGACAAAGAGATCCGCGAAGAGATCGCCTGCTGCCCCGCCTGTCTTGCTGCCCATGAGGCGATCCAAGCCCGCAAGGCCGCTCGCAAATCGCTGGGCGCGGTCAAGCGGCATATCACGATGCTCGGGCGCGCGAAGAACGAGAGAGACGCCGCATGAACGCCCACCGCCAACCCATCCACATCGATCCTCTGCTCGACGAAGTATTCGAGTTATTGCACCGCATGGCGATGTGCCGGACGCGCGAGACGTTCCAATGGATGGCAGGAAATGCGATCGACAAGCTGCGGCAGTACGAGGATCAGCAGCGTGCGGCGGCAAATAGGGCTAACTAAGGCGATCGTGTGCAAGACGAATCCCCGCAGCTTGAAGACGGGTTCACCCGCATCGCCAACGAATTATTCGAGGCGGTGCTCGGCTTTGGATTTACGCAGCGTCAGCTTTTGGTTGCGCTGACGGTACTTCGTAAGACGTACGGATACGGGAAGAAAGAGGACGACATGTCGGCGTCGCAGATCTCGGAAATATGCAAGGTTGGCCGTCAGCACGTCACAACCGTGCTCGGCGAACTCGCGCGTATGAACGTGATTTCGAAGGCGCCAGGACATTTCGGAATGATCGTCGGGATCAACAAAAAGTATGGCGAATGGTTGCCGCTTGAACGCGCCGCGAAGGTCGATGCGGAGCCTGCGCCAGTCGCCATTAGCTCTTGTTCTGATAGTCCCGAATCGGGACAGGTGTCCCACATTGGGGCTAGTGCCGAATCGGGACATGTCCCAAATCGGGAGTCTGCTAGTCCTGAATCAGGACAGGTCGATAGTCCCGAATCGGGACATACAAAAGAAAACCTTCCAAAAGAAACTCAAAAGAAAGGGCGCGCGCGTCGGGCAGAAATTTCGTTGGTCGAATGGCTTGCTGTGTGCAAGGCGTCTGGGGAATTGTCCATTCCAAAAGACGATCCGATTTTCGACTATGCCGAGAAGCAATCCCTGCCCATCGATTTTGTTCGCTATGCGTGGCTTGAATTTCGGCGCAAGTACACCGAAAGCGGGAAAAAGCAGAAGGACTGGCGCGCGACCTTTCGCAATGCTGTGCGAGAAAACTGGTACGGACTCTGGTTCAAGAAAGATGACGATTTCCTGCTGACCACGCGTGGTCAGCAGGTAAAAACGGAGCATGAAGAGCAATGAACGCCCCCCACGACCTCCCAATCGATCACGGTGTATCAGTGCCGCCACATAGCGTCGAAGCCGAGCAGGCGGTGCTCGGCGCCCTGCTTTTCGATAACGACGCTTTAGACCGGATCACGGATTTGCGCGAGACGCATTTCTACCGATACGACCATCGAATGATCTTCGAGCACACGCATCGTCTCGTCATCTCTGGCCGCAACGCCGACGTGATTACGGTCTACGAAGCGCTTGGAGCCTCGGGCAAGGACGATGCCGTTGGCGGTCTGCCCTACCTCAACTCTCTGGTGCAAAACACGCCGGGTAGCAAGGGCATTCGGCGCTGGGCGGAAATCATCATCAACCGGGCGAAGTTGCGCGGTTTGATCTCGGCCGCCGACGAAATCTCAGCGATGGCGTATCAGCCTGACGGCCGGGATGTCGAGGAAATCATTGCGACTGCGCAAGCCAAGCTCGAGCCGCTTGCCGACACCGCGATGCGCGAGCCGGCGCTCATCAACACATTCCTGACGCCGATCATCGAACGGATCGACAGCGAGTATCACGGCGGCAAAGATCGCACGAAGGTCATCTCCACGGGCCTGCGCGATCTCGATACTCGGCTCGGTGGTGGCATGCGTGGCGGTCAGCTCATCATCGCCGCGGGTCGCCCCGGCATGGGCAAAAGCGCGCTCGCTCTTGGTGTCGCGGAATCGGTTGCTGAAATGGGCGCTCCGTCGATGTTCTTCACGCAGGAAATGACCGGCGAGGAATTGACGGCCCGCTCGCTTTCTCGCAATTCGGGCCTGCCGCTCGACAAGATTTTGGACGGTTCCAAATTCGGGCGCGGCGGCGACGCTGATTGGCCGATGCTGACGAACGGCGTTCAGCGGCTTTCGGAAATGATGCTGCTGATCGACGAGACGGCGGCCGTATCGCTTCACGAGATCCAAGCGCGCGCACGGGCGGCCAAACGAAAGCATGGGTTGGGGTTGATCGTTGTCGACTATCTCGGCTTGATGACCGCTACGCAGGGCAACAATCGGACGGAGCAAGTCGGCGCAAACAGCCGCGGACTCAAAACTCTGGCAAAGCAGCTCGGCGTTCCGGTCCTTTTACTTGCCCAGCTTTCGCGAAAGTGTGATGACCGGCCGAACAAGCGCCCTCAACTGGCCGACCTTCGGGATTCGGGCGAAATCGAGCAAGACGCCGACATCATCCTCTTTCTCTATCGCGATGAGATTTACAACCCCGACAGCATGGACAAGGGGTTGGCCGAGATCAACGTCGCAAAACAACGCAACGGCCCGACAGGGATTGTTCGAGCGGCATACCTGGGCGAAAGGACCGCGTTTGCCGATCTCGCACCGGGATACGTTCCGGTTCCGAGCAAGCCACCGGAGAAAGCCCGTCGAGGTTTCGAATGAACGAGTCCGAGAAACTTCATCGCCAAATCAAAAGCGGGAGATGACATGTCAATGATCCAAATCACCGAATACCTCGGGACACGCCCGCAAGGCGCGACTGGCCGCGAGATTGCCGAGTACCTTGGCGTGAACGCTCGATCAGCCGGGGATTCGCTGGCTCGATTGCTTAGGAAAGGAACGGTCACGAATGATAGCAACCATGGACGCCGAGTCGATGCGTTATGGCGGCTTTCGAAGATCGAGGACGTCGCGACGCCAGCGTGCTTTCGAGCGATGGAAACGCTCGATGCGATGCAGAAAGTGACGCGGGAGCGGTTGGTGAATCGGATTGCGGAGGAGGTATGAACAAGATCGGATCGCAACTTGGAAAGTGGGCGCACCTATGGACGCCAGAAGAGGATGAGCGCGTTCGCCGAGCCTGGGCCGCGCCGAAGACCTACAAGGACCAGATGGGCATGTTCCCCGGCCGTACGTGGGAAGCCGTCAGGGCGCACGCCAAAGAATTAGGACTTGGCCCGAAGCCGCAACGATCGATCCGCGGCGAATCGCCTGCGACGTCGGTCGTCATTGACCTTATGTGCGCAACAAACCGGCCGATGACGGTAGGGCAAATCGTTTCTGCGACACGCGTAGCAGATCGAACGGTGCGGGAGATCTTGAAAAAGGGGCATGGAACCACGTTTCACGTCGCCAACTACGTCCGCTTCGGAAAGTCGCGAATCTGGCAAGCGAAATGGTCGTTTGGCGAGGGAGACGACGCTGCCAAGCCTAAGCCTCTGTCGAGCTCTGAAGCGAGACGCAATTGGCGAGCTCGACAGCGTCAAAAGGTGAATGTGGGTAATCCATTTGCCGTTGCGATGAATCAAGTTATTAGGGAGGCCGCATGAAGAAGAGCACTTCATCCGAAGATCGCATCTATGGTGTGCTCAAGCAGGACGGCCCAATGACGCCGGCCGAAGTGAAGAGCAAGACTGGCCTATCGCGCGAGACGATTTGGCGCGGCATTCGGAATCTGTTGACGTCGGATAAGGTCAGGCAGGTTTCGCAAGCGACTTATCTCGGCGCAAGACGCGGGATGGCTGGAGCCACATACGAAGCGATCGAACTCGACTACGGCTATTCAGCTTTGGCCGCAGTTATGCATGCATGGAGGGTGGAGTGAACTGCAAACCTGGGGATCTTGCGATTGTCGTTGGCCCTTGTGTGACGCCCGGATTGACCGGACGAATAGTTGAAATAGTGCGTCGCGCGATTCTTGGAGAGTGGTACCCGTCAATCTCGGGAGAAATGGTGAGATTGGGCATCGAAGCCCCATGCTGGCTCGTTCGAAGTTCGACCCAGTTGCCGCTACCGATGGAGACTTCTCGCGGCCGACTTCTTTTCTTCAGGGAGAGAAGCATTCAAGACTCGATCTTGCGCCCGATAAGCGGCGTGCCTGTGAATGACGAAGTGGCCGACGAGGTTCCAGCATGACTAACCGCAACCACATTCCCGACGCTCCCCTTGCCGATCTTATGCGCCGCTACGAGCTCAACGGCAGCTTGAAGAACGGCCGCGCATTCGCCGACGCGATCCTTGTGTACTTTCTCGGGCCGCGCGAAGCGAAGGCTTTGATTGATGGAGAAGTCGAATCGGAGGGCGGCAACTGTGATTGAGCACTTCGGAAAATGGCTGATCTACCGTATGACGCGCCGCGCTCCCGACTTCGTGATTGGTATCCAAGAAAACCCATACCTGCTGCGTTGGTGGGTGATTCCGCGTAATCGGTTCTTCAACGTCTATCTGCACTGCTTCATGCGCAGCGATGACGATAGAGCACTCCACGATCATCCTTGGTCGAACGTTTCAGTTTTACTTAAGGGTTGCTACATCGAGCACACAGTTCGCGCCGGCGGCATCAATGTGCGAACAGAACTGCGCGCGCCAGCCATCCGTCCTCGCCTCTTTGGGTCTTTTGCGCATCGCGTAGAACTCTTCGACGGCTTCTGCTGGACGCTCTTTATTACAGGTCCGCGTTACCGCGAATGGGGTTTCCATTGCCCAGAACGCGGCTGGATCCATTGGAAACAGTTCACGGCTACCGAAAATGCCGGGGAAATTGGAAAGGGATGCGATCAATGAACTTGCCACAAGTAATCGCCCTAGTGGGCAACGCAGGCGCTGGGAAAAGCACGGTTGCCGACTACATGATTTCCGCGTATGGCTATCACCGCGTGAAGTTCGCGGGTCCATTGAAAAATATGCTTCGGGCAATCGGTTTGGACAACGAGGAGATCGAGGGTAGCAAGAAAGAGCAACCATGTGATCTTCTGTGCGGGAAGACACCGCGGCACGCGATGGTGACGCTCGGGACTGAGTGGGGGCGCGATCTGATCGGCCAGGATTTCTGGACTGGACTTTGGGAGGAAGAGGTTTGCGCGCATCTGAATAGTGGGTTGCGTGTCGTCGTTGACGATTGCCGCTTCCCCAACGAGTTGGCGGCAGTGAAACGGCGCGGCGGCGTCGCGTGGCGCATTGTCCGTCCCAGCCACGAAGGATCGTCACTTCCCGGTCATCGTTCTGAAGGCGCGTTGAGCGAGTTCTACGGCGACATGCGCGCCATTGCAAATTCGGGATGGGTTGAAGATTTGCATGCCAAGGTGAAGCAGATCATGGACGCGGCTGCTTTGGCCGAACATGCCGCGCGCGAAGAAGACGCTCGGCTGATCGCGGAAAGCAATCGGGGTGCGGCATGAGCCAAACCAACATCCGCCGCTTGATTGTCGCCGGCATGGGCCTCGGACTGGCTGCTGTGGCTGCGTATCTCTACACCAGTGGAAAGGATGCGCCACTTCCTGTGATTGGCGCGGTGATCTGCTTTTTCGAGGCGTTGTGATGGAAGTCCTTCTCACCAAGACGCCCCAGGGCTACATGATTCCGCTGAGCGAGAGCGAAGCTGAGAAGTGCAAGCGCTTTAAGGTCGGCTCGACCGTGCGCGCGGAGATGTCGGCGCCCAGAAACGGTCGGTTCCACCGCAAATTTTTCACCATGCTCGACCTTGGGTTCGACGCGTTCGATCCGCCCGAATCCGAACACAAGGGATTGCCAGTCCAGAAGAATCGTGAACGGTTCCGCAAGGACTGCATCATCGCGGCCGGCTTCTATGACGCCGTTGCCAATCTGAACGGTGAGGTTCGCGCTGAGGCGCATAGCATGAGCTTCGCCAATATGGACGACGAGCAGTTTGAGCGCGTCTATTCTGCCGTCGCCAATGTGTTGCTGCAGAAGGTGCTTCGCAACTACACGCGCAAGGATCTGGACGAGGTTGTGGAACGTATGCTGGGGTTCCTATGATCCGCGGCGCCCTAATCTTCTTCGCTGCCTGGACGCTGGCGTATTCCACGGTATCGGCCGAATGTCGATATATGGGCTCGTTTCTGGTCGGGACGCATGTGTTTGAGTGCAAGGTGAGGAAATGATCCGCGCCCTCAAGCCGAAGCGCTGCAAGGTGTGCGCGCGCGATTTCGTTCCGATCAGCAGCCTATCCAAAGCATGCTCGGTCGTCTGCGCCCTTGAACTCGTTCGCCGCGACAACGCCAAGAAGGAAGCCAAGGTAAAGCGCGAAGAGGCTAAGGCTACTCGGTCAGCGAAGGAGAAGATCAAGAGTCGTGGGGAGCATTTGAAGGAAGCGCAGGCGGCATTCAATGCTTGGATTCGACAGCGCGACGCAGGATTGCCGTGCATCTCATGCGGGCGGCTGGCGTCATGGCAAGGGCAATGGGACGCGGGACATTACCGCTCTGTTGGCTCAAACCCTGCCAGTCGGTTTGATCCTCTTAACGTGAACAAACAATGTGGACCCTGCAATGTGCATCTGTCAGGGAATCTCATCGCCTATCGCGCGGGCTTGGTCAAAAAGATCGGGCCAGAGGCAGTCGAACGACTTGAGGCCCCTCACCTCCCATTAAAGCTCACCCTGCCAGAGATATTGGAAATGAAGGCGTTCTATCGGGCCGAGGTTCGGCGGATGAAGAAGGAGGCGGCGTGAGATTGCACTATAACGCCCGCGATCTGACGGGGCTTCGCACGGGTCGCCTTGCCGTTATTCGCCCATCGCGCCGAGATTCTGACGGTCATCAGATGTGGCACTGCGTCTGCGATTGCGGCAAGACGAAAGACATTGCATCCAATAGCCTGACGCGCCGCAAGCCGGTTCAGTCCTGCGGCTGCATGAATGCGACGACCGCCCAAGCGAAGAAGTTAGCTGACGGTCCGTGGAACGAGTCGAAAAGCTATGTCATCAAGGATGGGGAGCATTGCTACAAGACGCGGCATGGCTGGGCAAAGGCGGTCGTCAAGCGCTACGGCAACAAGTGCCAGCTCTGCGGATGGGATAAATCCCGCTGCGACGCTCACCATCGAATCCCGAAGGCGAAAGGCGGCGCTCACACCATTGAGAACGGCATCGTGCTCTGCCCGAATTTCCATTGAATCGAACATGACCAAGGACGTGGTGACTGATGCGGTATCTCTCACTGTTTAGCGGAATCGAAGCGGCGTCGGCGGCATGGCATCCGATGGGGTGGAAGTGCGCCGCTGTATCAGAAATCGAGCCGTTTCCGTGCGCCGTTCTCGCACACCATTACCCAACCGTCCCGAATCTCGGCGACATAACAAAATTTAAGGAGTGGCCCGATCTTGGAACAGTTGACCTTCTTGTCGGAGGAAGCCCCTGCCAGTCGTTCTCAATCGCGGGTCTCAGAAAAGGAATGGACGACCCTCGTGGCAACCTCATGCTCACCTATCTTGCCGTTGTTAACCGCGTCGCTCCCCGCTGGGTGGTCTACGAAAACGTCCCCGGTCTCCTGTCATCTAACGGAGGACGGGATTTTGGGACCCTCCTCGGAGGGCTGGCAGAACTCGGGTATGGGTTCGCCTACCGCGTTCTTGACGCTCAGTACATCCGAGTGGAATCACACTCTCGCGCCGTCCCTCAACGACGCCGGCGTGTGTTCGTTGTCGGATATCTTGGAGACTGGCGACGTGCCGCAGCGGTACTTTTTGAGCGCGAAAGCCTGCTCGGGCATCCTGCGCCGCGCCGCCAAGCGGGGAAAGGAATTGCCCCTACCCTTAATGCGCGCACTAAAGGCGGTGGCGGACTCGGAACCGATTCCGACTGCAATGGAGGATTAGTTGCGAGGTCGTTGCGAGCTCAATCTAATTCCTCTCACCGGGCGGATAGCGATAACTATGTGGTCGCGCATTCGCTGCGCGGCGAAGGCTTTGATGCAAGCGAGGACGGCACTGGGCGCGGCACTCCGTTCGTTCCGGTTCCGTTTGACACGACGCAAATCACGAGCGCCGCCAACCGAAGCAACCCGAAGCACGGTGATCCTTGTCACCCGCTCTCGGCGGAAGGACATCCGCTAGCAATTGCATTTGACTGCAAGGGCGACGTGCATTCGGTCTGCCTTGGCAGCGATCCCATACACGCACGCGAACTTGCGATGCCTCAGACGAGGCGAAACGGAGATCCCGGCGTAGTTCAGTACGGCGCTGCCGTTCGTCGTCTTACGCCGACTGAATGCGAGCGCTTGCAGGGATTCCCTGACCGCTATACGGAAATCAAGATCGGGAAGAGCCCCGCAAAAGATGGGCCGCGCTACAAGGCGCTCGGAAACAGCATGGCGATAAACACGATGCGCTGGATCGGGGATCGAATCGAACTCGTCGACTCATTGGTACTGAGCAATCCCATAAACCCCGCCACAAAAGACAACCAAACGAAGGAGGAAGTGTGAGAAAACTTGCAACGATTCGCCGTGTTTCTGCGCTGCGCCCGATCGAAGGAGCTGATCTGATCGAACTCGCCATTGTCGACGGCTGGCAATGCGTCGTGAAGAAAGGAGAATTTGCCATTGGCGACCTGGGCGTCTACTTCGAGATCGATTCGTTCCTGCCGTCGACGGACGCGCGTTATGCGTTCCTCGAGCCGAGGTTCATCAAGTGGGAAGGAAAGATCGGCGCGCGCATCAAGACGATGAAGCTCAAGAGTCAACTGTCGCAAGGGCTTTTTCTGCCGGCGACCGCTTACCCGGAGATCGAAGCGGTCGAAGATTTGGATGTAACCGAAACGCTCGGCATCGAGAAGTGGGAGAAGCCGCTGCCTGCGTGCCTTGGGGGAACGGCGCGCGGCAACTTCCCTTCGTTCATTCCCAAGACCGACCAGGAGCGCGTCCAGAACATCCGCGGTCTGTTCGAGGATTGGGGGCATCACACGTTCCAAGAATCGACCAAGATGGATGGCAGTTCCATGACTGTCTACTACGTCGCCAAGGGATCGTGCGCATATGAGCAGAACGCCAAGCCAGACGGCGAAGGCAACATGCCTGATGAGCTGAGCGGCGTGTGCTCGCGCAATCTCGATCTAGTCGAGACGCAAGGAAACCAGTTCTGGATCACGGCACGCGAGAACCAAATCATCGAGAAGTTGCGCGGACTGGGGCGGAACCTTGCCATCCAGGGCGAACTGTGCGGGTCGGGCATCCAAAGCAACTTCGAGAAGTTTCCAGAAGGCGTGCACGACTTCTTCGTCTATGACATTTGGGATATTGACGCGCAAGAGTATCTGTCGCCCGCGCAGACCCATCAAGTGGCGCAGGATTTCGGGCTTAAGCACGTTCCGGTGCATGGCTACATCGTCCTGAACAAAGCGGCGCAGACCATCGGCGAGCTTCTCTATCGCGCCGAAGGCCAGGGAATCAACGGCGCAAAGCGCGAGGGCATCGTGTTCAAGCATATCGAATCTGGTTTTTCGTTCAAATGCATTAGCAATAGCTATTTGCTCAAGCATGGAGAGTGAGAATGCTTAACCAATGCGACGGCTGCCGCCAAAACGCCCCGCTCCGCGACCATTTGCACGTCGACGAGAACGGCCGAGTCTTCATGGTCTGCGAGCGAGAGAAGTACGAAGACCGAGTGACTTGCCTATCCTGCGGCATCTCGCGAGATAGAACTGAGTCGTGCTGCGGACACTGAGGGGGAATCTATGTTCTTCGCCGTGTGGTTAGTTTTGGGGTTCATCGGAATCGCTGCGTTTCTGATAGCGGGTGAAGATGAATTTACCGTGTTGAGTTTGATCTTCTGTCTCATCGGATGGCCGGTTGGGCCGCTGTTTTTGGCCGCTTTCATAATTTCTCCGCTGAGCAGGATCGTCATTTGGAGGCGCAAGTGATCTACACCGCCCTCTTCTTCGGCATCTTCTGCGGGGCATTCGGTATGGCGGCGCTGCTGCTGATACTCGGCGCAAATCGTCCGCCGTCGACAACGATGCATGCACGACGCCCTCCGCATCCAATGCCGAAGTACGACGACCGCATGCGCAGTCTTTCCGAGCCAATGCCGCAATGCAAAGAGGGGCGCAAGCCTGACTTTTGGGGAATCGTCGAAGCGGATATGCATTGCATCAACTGCGGCTTGCGTATCGATCCGCGGTGCGCGTGCGAGCGCGGGCGAAAGTTGGCTGCCGAGCACGAGCAGGAAAACACCGTTCGTTACGAATTTTTAGGCATAACGGGGCACGAAGAAGAGTGATTAGGAGTGCTAACGATGGTAAAATATCGCCTGTTTTCACGGGTATTTCTGCGAGGTGCGTCGTGAACCACGATATGGCCGAACATGAGTTGAACAATTGGGCGAGATGGTGCCGGTCTGGTCCAATGCCTGGCCCGTCTCTCGGGGTTGATCCGGCCTGCTTGTACGACGAGTCTCCACAGCCAATCAATGAGGATAGGGCAAAGATTGTGCAGCGGATATTCGATTCATCCATTTTGATTGAACGCAAGATCATGCAGGCGGAATACGTATCCCCTGGGCGATACGGGAGGATCCGTGGAATCCAGGGTGCCGCAGTGTTTCTCAAGATCAGCGTTCCGTCTTATGAGACCATTGTGACCGTAATCAAGAATCGCGTGGCGAGGGCCTTCACATGAAGTTTGCGGCCGAGGTCATGGCTCTCTTGGCCCCCTACCCCGGTCGAGAGTTTCGGATGCGCCAAATCGTGAACTACGTTGCCTCCAAGAAGTCTGACGAACGAGAACGCAAACGCGTGCAGATGGCTGTTTATCGAGTGCTGCACACGCTTGCGGATTCGGGTCACGTGGTCATCAAGGGGCGCTCGACGAATGGGGCACCTGCCACGTATTCATGGCGCGTCGTTGAAACGGCGCAAAACCGTTACACGGGCTCATTGAATTCCGTTACCTAAACCTGTACATTTAGCCCGTCCACAGTTGCGTCTGCATCAAACGCGCATCTGTCCTAGCCCGCGGCCCGAACGATCGAGTCGCGGGCTTTTCATTTCCGCTCGCCATGGCCCTACCCTCCTATCTCTACGGTGATCCAGCCGATCACGTGAAGTTCGAAGGAGAGCGGCACAACCGCGCGGTCGAGAAGCAGCAACAGCGCGAGATCCGCGAATCCCGGCGCGTCGGCGAAGTGCTAGGCAAGCGCTGGTCATCGGCCCGCGAAGCCGCAGAAGCGCTCTTCGATTTCCCGCCGCCGCTCGAAAGTCGTGAGCGGTGATGCCAACTGCCCGGCAATCGGGCGCTTGAGTTGTTGCGACTGTTGAGGCAAGTCCGCTCGCCGTGAGGCGCCGGCCGCAGTCGTTACTAGGAACCATGATGCACTACTACCTGTTCGAGCGCGCCGATGGTCGGATCGTTCTGGATCGGGAGGCGCTGGGCATCATCCTGAAGACGATCGAAGCGCCGGAGCCGAGTGTTATCCGGCGAGAAGTGGACGGCGAGATGGTCGAGGCGCCCCAGTATTGGGAATCGTTCTCGGCCGCTCGCGCGCAAGTCAACGAGACCGGCCTGATTTGGACGCCAGAAGGCTGGTTCCGGTCGCATGATGCTTATCTGGCGTATGCAGTGGCACGACTCGGCGAGGCAGACTGTGCGTAGGCTCTGGAACGGCATCACCGGCTACTCAGTACTTGCGCTGTTCATGTGCTCCAAGGCCATTCAGGCGGTCAAGTCATGGAAGAGATGACCGAGCATGAGCAGGCGATGTTCCATGAATGGATGCGCGTAGTAGCGTCCCTGGCATTCGATGTTGGCCACATCGACCGGAAATGGCGCGCGACGGATCGGCAATGCGAGTCGCTGAAGGGCTATTTCGATGCTGGGCTTACGCCGGATGAGGGCGAACAGGCTCTTTTTGCGGTGCATCACTGAACATACCGGGAGCAGAGACCGGGTTAAGAGGAAGCGTCGAGCCTTGAACGGCGCGACAAGGAACGGTAGCGGGCTCGAAAGCTTGTTCCTGTCAGTCACGGCCACGCGCGGCGTGGTAGCTCCGCACCGGTGTTGCATGGACTGTGCTGTTGCATGCTTCCGCGTGGCTCACGAAACGAGCCTCCTCACTACTGCTGGTGATACATCGCAACCCCAAGGGGCGGCAGTCGTGAGGGTGAGATGAATCGCCACGAGAGTAACCGCCCGAACCCATGGATGCACGGCGGCGATGGTAGTTGGAAACGGGTCGGACAATTGCGGACGCGATCCCTCGCGGCAACCTCGCGAGTTGCTACATCCTCAACTCATTGCGCGATTGTAGATCCCAGGCGCGGGTGCGCTTTCGCGATGACTGCCGGGGAAAGACCGGCTGGACTCGGCAAGGAATCCGGGTGCTGGTGGGTACAGCCACCTCTCTCACGCATGGCGATTGCAGTGCGCCGATGTACGGACAAACTCAAATGGGTTAGGCCCGAGCAGCGCGCCAGTATCGGCTTCCAGTCGCCAGTCGTAAGAATCCTCCTCGCCACCCTTCAGGCGATTGTCAGCTCCGGCTGGCTATTTTCTTCCGCCCGTCCCAATCGGGGCGCGGCTGCCGCCATGGTGGGCGGCACAAACACTTGAGGGCAACCGCCCATGAAACGCTATGGGACGTCCCTCGAAGCTCACCGAAGCACAGTGGGATGAAATCCGCCGTCGATTGCTCGATGGCGAGAAAGCAGCAGATCTCGCGCGTGAGTACGGAGTCTCGAAAACTCGTATAAGCGAGAACGTTTCGAAACGCGCGAGCGCGGTAAAAGACGTTGCGAAACAAATAGTTGCAGCAGAAGTTTCGTTTCGTAAGCTTTCGGTTTCGGAACAATTCGATACAGTTTCGATACTGCGGAACCTGACGAATACGCTCGGGCATCTGAGTTCGGCGGCGGCCTACAACGCAGCGACGTCGCATCGGCTCGCTGGTATCGCCAACATGAAAGTTGCCGAGATCGATGATGCGGCGCCATTGGATGATAAGAGCCGGGAAGCGCTGAAAGATATTGCGGTTCTGACGCGCATGGCAAACGAGGCCGGCGAGATCGGCATGAATCTCATTAGGGCGAACAAAGAGATATTTGCCAGCCAAGAAGATCCGCCCGCCCTCGACGATCCGAACCCTGATGTATGAAGCAATCCGTCAAGCTACAGGAGCTTCATGCCAAGCAAGTTGAGATAGGCAAGGCGTTCATCGAGAATCAGCGCGTTGTTATTCGCTGCGGTCGACGCTTCGGCAAGACGACCCTGCTCGAGCGCTGTGCTGCTAAGTGGGCGTATCAAGGTCTGCGCGTAGGCTGGTTTGGCCCGACGTACAAGCTGAACCTTCCGACCTATAAGCGCATTCTGCGCACGATCCAGCCGATCGTCGTCTCGAAATCGAAGATCGATCAGGTCATCGAGACACAAAAAGATGGCTGTGTCGAATTCTGGACGCTGCAGGATGAAGATGCGGGCCGGTCGCGGTTCTACGATCGCGTCATCATCGATGAGGGTTCGCTCGTCCCCAAGGGGCTGAAGGAGATTTGGGAACAGGCCATCTCGCCTACCCTGCTCGATCGGCAGGGCAAGGCTGTGATGGCCGGCACGCCGAAAGGAATTGACCCGGACAACTTCTTCTACGAAGCCTGCACGGATAAGACGCTGGGCTGGCAGGAGTTCCACGCCCCGACCGCTTCGAATCCAAAGCTTGACCCGGACGCCGTTGCAAAGCTGATTCACGAATATCCGCCGCTTGTTTATGAGCAAGAGTTTTTGGCGCGCTTCGTGGATTGGCGCGGTTCCGCGTTCTTCTCAGAGGTCAACCTTCTAGTTGACGGCAAGCCGGTCGAGTATCCAGAACGTTGCGATCAGGTCTTTGCGACCGTCGATTCTGCGCTCAAGGATGGCGTCGAGCATGACGGCACTGCCGTTTGCTACTGGGCGAAGAACAAGATCGCCGGTCACCCGCTCATTTTGCTGGACTGGGATCTGCTTCAGATCGAAGGGGCGCTTCTCGAAGAATGGCTGCCTAGCGTCAATCAACGGCTTGAGGATTTCGCGCAGCAACTCAAGGCGCGCGAGGGCAGTTTAGGCGCCTTCATCGAAGACAAGGCCAGTGGGATCGTTCTGCTTCAGCAAGCGGCGCGCCGCGGGCTTCCGGCCTATCCAATCGATTCTAAGCTGACCGATCTGGGCAAAGAGGGGCGCGCGCTGTCCGTCTCTGGATACGTCCATCGCGGCGATGTGAAGTTTTCTCGTCATGCCTACGACAAGGTGACGAACTTCAAAGGCCAGACGCGTAATCACTGCTTGGCTCAGGTCTGCGGCTTCCGTATTGGGAGCAAGACGCCACACACATACGACTTGCTCGATACCTTCGTGTACGGGGTAGCAATCAGCCTCGGCGACTCCGAAGGATGGTGACGATATCGGCATAGAAAAGACGCCTTACGGGGCATTCTGAAGAGCAAATCAGCACAATGAGCGATCTCAACACAGACGGCGGCGTCGCATCGGTAGGAACTGGCGCCAACATTCCGTCATCGCTCATGCAGATTCTCATGGCCGATGACATCGTGCCGGGGGCGATGCCATCTTACGAGATGGCAAAAGAGCTCTATGTGAGTCACCCGCTCGGCGCGAAGATGGCCGAAGCTCCGATCGAGGAAGCCCAAAGCCAAGAGCGCGAGATCAAGATCCGGGCCGATGGCGTGCCCGAGGATGACCTGATCGAAGCATTCAATCGCGAATGGATGTCGATCGGTATGACAGGTGCCGATGAGATCATCAAAGGTTTGATGACGCTCAAGCGGGTGTATGGGATTGCGTCGCTCGGCATTGGCGCGCGCGCACTCAGCGGCGTGGATTTCCCGACGACCGAGCCCCTACCCTATGACAAGCTGCATGAGCTCGAGGTGTACTTCAACACCTGGGATCCGCTGAATACGGCTGGCTCGCTGGTGCTGAACCAGAATCCGAACGCGCCCGACTTTCAGAAGCCGCGGTATCTAGCTGTTGCGGGAAAGGAGTACCACTCGTCGCGAGCCGTGATTGCGCTCAACGAGTCGCCGATCTTCATCAATTGGACGAACTCCGCTTTCGGATTCGTCGGCCGTTCGGTCTATCAGCGTGCTCTCTATCCGCTGAAGACGTATATCCAAACGATGATCACCGATCAAGCGGTGGCCGAAAAGGCCGCCCTGTTGGTGATGAAAATGAAGGCGCCTGGCTCGGTCATCGATCAGCGTGCGCGTCAGTGGTTCGGCTTCAAACGCCAATCGCTAAAGGGTGCGAAGACCGGCAACGTCATTTCGATCGGCATCGACGAAAATATCGAATCGGTCGATCTGAAGAACCTGCGCGACGCTGCGGAGTTTTCCCGCAACAACTGCATCAAGAATATCGCCACGGCAGCCAAGATGCCAGCTGCGATGCTTTACCAGGAAACGCTGACGGAAGGATTCGGCGAGGGATCGGAAGACGCCAAGATCATCGCGCGCTTTATTGCCCGCATGCGGATCGAAATGAATCCGGCTTATCGGTTCATGGATCAGATCGTGATGCGGCGCGCGTGGAGCCCGGATTTCTACAAGACACTGCAGCGCAAGTACGCCGAGTATCAGCGCATTCCGTACGAGACGGCGTTCTACGAGTGGAAAAACGCTTTCACGGCGACATGGCCGAATCTGCTCGTCGAGCCTGACAGCGAAAAGGTGAAGGTCGAGGACATCATCACGAAGGCAGCGATTTCGGCCGTTGAAGTGCTGGCGCCGATGCTTGACCCCGAGAACAAGGCCAAAGCGGCTATCTGGCTGGCTTCGATCCTGAACGAGCGCAAGCTGATGTTCTCGGCTCCGCTCGAATTGGACGAGGCGGCAATCGCTGCTTTTGTCCCGCCCGAGCCGGAATCTGAGCCCAAGCCGATTGTTGAGTCGTCGCACCTATGACTGTCTTCCAAGATGTCCTGACCGCCGCGGTGCGCGACATTACGGAGAACGGTTACGACGATCCGGCGCGGCTCGATGACTGGTTGCGAAAGCTGCGCTTCGCCGCGATCGCCGATCTGCCGACTCCGGAAGAAATTCAGAACCGGATGCAGTTGGCAATGCAGACCGTGTTCAATCGCACGTTCTCCAAGTCGTCGATGCTCAAGTATCACCCGGGCGTGCCGACATTCACGATCGAACGGCTGAAGCCATTCGCTCGTGACGAGTTGGACCGGCGCATCCGAGCGAGCGTCAACTTGATCAAGCTCAATCGCGAGGAAGCGGTTGAGAAGATGCTGCGGCGCGCGTCGGGTTGGATGACGTCGATTCCCGATCAAGGCTCGCGCGTGGTCGACAAGGTCGACGTCAAAGAGCACATCGCCAAGCCGATTCAGCAAGTGAAGTACGAAGCACGGCGTGTATCGATCGATCAGGGGCATAAGCTTCTAAACTCCATCAATACGGTCGTTGCCAATCAAGGCGGCGCGATCGCCGGTAAATGGCGGTCGCACTACCGACAGGCAGGTTACGACGCCCGCCCCGATCATGCCGAGCGCGATAGCAAGATCTATATGGTGCGGGATTCCTGGGCGCATGAGCAAGGACTCGTAAAGCGTGGTGATGCCGGCTATACCGACGAGATCACCCAGCCGGGCGAAGAAGTTTTCTGCCGATGCTATTGGGTTTGGATCTACGCGCTCCGCGAGCTGCCCGAGCCTATGCTGACTGGTAAGGGAAAGGATCTGCTCGAGCAAACTAGATTGAAACGCAAAGTCGCAGCCTAAGCCGACATCACTCACACAAAGCCATCCTCTGCGGTGGCTTTTTCTTTTGGTAAGCCATGCCGAGCACTAGCGAAGCCCAGCACAAAGCGATGGAGGCGGCAGCGCACGGCCATAGCACGCTCGGAATCCCGAAGTCAGTAGGCGAAGAATTCGTTGAGGCTGACAAGTCGCGCAAGGACGCTGAAACCGCCCCCGCCAACTGCGCCGGCATCCTCTTCCGCTCTCCCGGGCCGCGTTACCTGCTGGTTCGACGCAGCGATACGGGCGAATGGGAGCAGCCTGGCGGTCATGCTGAGGGCGACGAAACACCAGAAGACGCCGCGGTGCGAGAGTGCATCGAAGAAATCGGTGTTTGCCCTGACGGCATTCGCTGGCCGGTTCGCCGCAATCCGATCGCCAACGGCGAAGGCGAATACACCTGTTTCCTGCAGGACGTCAAAGAGCCCTTCGAGCCGAAGCTCAACAACGAGCACACGGCTTGGCAATGGGCGGCACCGAATGAGTTGCCGGAGGGAATGCTCGAGCCGGTTGCGCGGACGATTGAGCTTGTCACCGGCAACGAGCTTGACATCGCAAAGCGGATGTCTGCTGGCTATCTGCTCTCTCCGCAAAAGTACGAAGGCGCATGGCTCTTCGATCTGCGCATCACGGGCACAGGCACGAGTTATCGCAAGGCGCTTGACGAATACGTCTACCGGCCGCCCGAAACCTTCCTGACCGAAGAGTTCCGGGAGCGCTGCAATGGCCTGCCGGTTCTCTTCCTGCATGCAGAAGGACTGCTCAACACCCAGGAGTATCGAGAGCGAAACATCGGCTCGATCTTCTATCCCTATATCGCGGGCGATGAGGTCCGCGGGGTTGCAAAGATCTTCGATTCGGACGGCGCTCAACTCATGTTGACGACGCACGACTCGACTAGTCCCGCGGTGATTTTCCGCGACGCGGGCTCAGCCGTCTCCGTTGAAGTCGACGGTAAGACGGTTCTCATCGAAGGCAAACCCTCTTTCCTCGACCACTTGGCGGTATGCCCGGTTGGTGTTTGGGATAAGGGCGGCGAGCCCAGCGGAATTAACACTGGAGAAACACAGATGGACGAAACGACGGAACAAGTCCCGGCGTGGGCTGATGCGTTTGGTAAGCGCTTCGACGAAGCCTGCTCGGCATTGGGCGCTCGTATGGACGCGCTTGAAAACAAGGGCGGCGATGCAGCACCGGCCGCTCCCGCAGTTCCCATTGCGCCGGCCGCTCCCGCAGTTCCCATTGCGCCGGCCGATTCGGTTGCTTCCGAATTGAAAGTTGCCGAGGCTGCTGGTGCTGTCGAGGAAACCGCCGAAGCCAAGGCCGCGCGCGAAGCCAAGGAACGTAGCGACGCCGAAGAGAAGGCCCGCATGGATTCCGAAGAGGCCGAACGCAAGGAGAAGGAAGAGCAAATGCGCAAAGACTCAGAAGAAAAGGTGCGCGCCGATGCTCAAGCCGCGGAGAACGCCGGCCTGAAGGCGCAGATCGCGGCGATGAATGCCCGCCTGACGGCACTCACAACGCCCCTCTCGGCCACCGATCGCGATCAACTCAGTGCCGCGCAAGCCCGTTGGGATTCGGTCGCGCAGATGTTCGGCGACAGCGTTCCGGCTCCGCTCCACGGCGAAAGCCCGATTGCCTATCGCCAGCGCCTCGCGTCGAAGTTCCAGAAGCACAGCGACAAGTTCAAGGGCATCCGCCTGGATTCGCTCGATGGCGTCGTGTTCGATACCGTCGAAGAGCAGATCCGCATGGACGCTCAGGCCGTCGCGCGTAGCCCGGAAGTCATGCCCGCCGGCAAGCTCATTCCGATCATCCGCAGCGACGAAGCTGGCCGTCAGATCACCGAGTACTCGGGCGATATGGACGCATGGCTCGGCTACTTCAAACATCAGGGTCATGGCGTGCGCCTGCTCGACCCCCGCCAAAAGCACTAAGGAGCTTGCGTAAATGGCCATCTCTTTCGATCCGCAGTTGACGACGAGCCCGTCGAACAACTTTCAAGTCTCGACCGAAGGCTACGTCCAAGGCACCACGTTCGACGATACGTCGTCGCGCATGTGGCTTGCCTCGGGCGTCGTCGCTTCGAGCGTCACGCAACCGGTTTGGGGCGGCTTGCTCGTCACCGAAGATGTCGCAACGGTCAACAGCAACCAGCTCGGCAATTCACTCGTGCTAGCGTCGGCCGCTGGCAACGTGACCGGCATGACGGTGTTCGATCAGGCAAGCAACATGATCATCGTCCCGGGTAATTCCGTGCAAACGGCAATGGCCGGCATGACGGTGAACTACTACCGCTTCGGCACGAACGCTCGTATCGCGGTGCAAGTGCTTTCGAGCCTGGTTGCCTCGCTCGAAGGCGGCGCGATCAATCAAACGCTGTACTGGGATCCGGCGCTGTTCCAACTGACGGCTTCGGGTACGAGCGGCGCTTTCGCATTGCCGGCGACGACGAAGATCGTCTCGCTCAATTCGAACAGCAAAATCGTCAGTTACGACTCGGGTACCGGGGCCGTCTCCTGGACGACGGGTAACGCAGCCATCATCCAGATCTAAGGAGCCCTCTACATGGCAAACCTCTTTCCGGCCCGCGCGCGGATCAGCCCGCATTTCGCCGAGCCCGACCTCATCGTCACCTACGCGCAAGCGTCGGGGGCATTCGAAGCCCTTCAGGGCGGCAAACCGCGCGTCAAGATCGGTCCCGACGATCTGTACGTGTACGTGAACGCACTCGATCTGCGGACCGAAGCGCAAGCTGCCGGCGCTCCGTCGAACATGCTGCCGAGCGCGTCACTCGTTGGCGAACAGTTCGGCACGCCTACGTATCTCGTGCGCACGCGCTCGATTTGGGACCGCCACGACACGGCCGCCGCGGCGAACTACAACGTCAGCCTGCCCGCCGCGCAAGCTCTGGCCGCCCGCCAAGGCCACTATCAGCAATACCGCACGGCGCTGCTGTACGGCTACAACCCGGCGAAGGGCGAAGGTCTGCTCAACGCACCGAACGCCGTCCAAGTGACGCTGCCGCCCGATCCGTACGGTGCGACGACGTTCTCGACGTACGACAACGGCGCGATGGCGCAATGGCTGCTCAATCAGATTGTCTCGCTGAAGATCTCGATGTTCCAGAGCGGCGGCAAGATCCATAACAAGATCGTCGTCATCAGCCCGCAGCGCATCTTCCTGCAAGCGCAAATCGCGAACATCGTTCAAGTCACCTCGTACCAACGCCCCGGCGCCGGCACGCAGACGACCGCGAACGTCACGAAGGCGCAGATGGAAGAGGCCGGCGACGATCTGCAGTGGTATTTCGACGATACGTTGATCGGTAAGGGTGCCGCGGGTTCGGATGCCGTCATCTTGACGATCCCCGAAGTCGAAGTGCCCGATCTCCCCGGCATCAACACCAACGTTTTCGGCGAAGTTTCGCCGGCTATGAAGGCGGTGAACGTGATGTACGCCGCGATGGCTGCGCCGATCGAAATTCCGACGCCCACGCCGGATGGCGCGATCACGACGATCTACGAGAACCGTATCTCGAGCGGCTGGAACGTTCGTGGCGCGGGCTTGTACATCCTGTCGGTCCCGTATTAAAGCCTTACCTCGCGCCTAGGATTGCGCATCCGAAAGCCTGGTTCCCTTGCCAGGTTGGCGCGAGTTCAATTTCAAGGGATGGCCGCCTTCGGGCGGTTCTTCTTTTTAGGGAAAGAAAATGACCCGCATTTACGTTGCCAACGGCACCAAACAACGCCTCAAGTTCCAATACCGCCTGCCGGAATCGAATCGCATTTACGAACTCGAAGTGCATTCAGGCCAGCAAGCGCCGATCGGCGATCAATGGTCCCAGCAACACGTCGAATACTTCATCTGGCAACTTGAGAATGCCGGGTTCAAGCGCTCGCACGAAACGAACGGCCGGATGGAGAACTTCTCCGGGTGGATGTACAGCCTGGACAAGCCCACGACCGAAACGCAGATCGAAAGCGGCCACGCCGCTCGAGTCGAAGCGCAAGAGCGCATCTCGGCTGTCGAGGCACAACGTGGCGCTCTGGCTATGGATCAGGCCAATCGCGCGCCGAAGGATAAGCGCAAGCGTCTCGCAAAGGTGACTATGGTCGAAGTCGAGCAGGAATCGGATCCCCGCGGCACGCCGACGGGCAACGAGATCAAGATGAGCGTGTCGGTGGATGCGAGCGCTTCCGAAAACGAGCGCCTGGACATCTGACATGCAAGCCTTCCGTCTATCCGATGAGGCTCGCGCCGCAGTCAATGCAGCTGTCGATGCGGCCACAAAGGCCCCTGCCATGACGCACGCCGAAGAAGTGCGGGCGCTCATGGGGAAGGGAATGAAGGTTTGCATAGCGCAAGGCCATGCGGTTTGGGCGTTTGTGCCGCGCGCGATCGCCCTTTCGCTCGGCGTTCCGTATTGCGCCGCCCTGCCAGCCGCGCTTGATCTCGCTGATTACATGGCCCTCGGCGGCGATGTCGTAACGATCCACTGACCTATGTTCACGAACCCGGCCGCGCCAAACATCGGCGATTTCTCTACCTTTGTGCTGAATCAAGGTGTGCCTCCGGCCGATTTGCCGAGCGGCACGCTTACGACAGTCAATGTCGACTCGCTGGGCAATCTCACGACGGCGAGCACGACGGGGACGGTCGCCGTGGGTATGGCGCTGGTCGGTACGGGTCTGAACACCTATATCGCGACATGGACCGGTACGAGCGGAACGGTTTCGCCTGTTCCTGCCGCCGCGATTTCAGTCGCAAGCGCCACCGCTTATTCGCCCTATCTCGCATGGGCGTTTGGCGCAGCGATGGCAATCACGCTTTCCCCGCCTCCCTGCATGCCGCCCATCGAATACGTGATGGCCGTCTACAACTACGGCATGCACAAGCTGCTCAAAGTTGGACAAGATCAAATCGGGCAGACATTCTTCGCGGATCAGCGGACGGCGTTCAAGCTGCTTTCATTCAAAGCGGGTCCGGTTGGTGCTTCGGCTGATCAGGCAACCTCGCAAACGCTGGTCGCGCCCGACTTCCTCAAAGGCTTGACGATGGGAGATCTCGATCTTCTGTTGACGCCATGGGGACGTGATTATCTGGATTACAGCCAGGCTTACGGGCCGTCGATCGTCGGAGTCAGCTAAATGCAATTGAACCTCGGAGTTGTCGACGCTGCATATACCGACGCGGATGGCGGCAAGACAACCGGCGAGGTTGCGGGCTATCTCGAAGACGAATACCACGTCATGCGCACGTTCCTCGAGATATACGAGGATCAGATCGGTGAGTTTTTGGCCGATGCGATGGCGGGTGAAATCGAATCTTTGGCGCAGGGAAAACCCGTCGCGATCTTCGGCAAAGACATCGACACTAAACTCGGTGATCGCCTGATCTCAGGAATGAGCGTCAACGGGAAGATCGAAGAGAAGTTTCGCGATTACCTGGATGCGCGCGAATGGCAAGACCTGAGTAGGCAGAAGGTCGAAGCTGCTGATGTCGGCGTGAATCACCGCAAAAAGACGCCCTATGCGAAGAAGAACAAAGCGCGTCCGGCGTTCGTCGACACCGGCCTCTATCAGGCCTCCTTCAGAGCCTGGACTACGAGTGACGACAAATGACGCTGATCTCTGAAGCCAGCGCAGCACCCGGGCAACTGGCGACGGCGCTCGCGGCTGGCGTCGATGACATCTCGAGCAATCAGACGGTTTCGTTTCAGCAGTACGCGAAATCGACGATCCCAGCCGATGGCTATGTGTTTTGGGTTGCGAGCAGTCCTACCAAGCAGTTCAAAGGTTCGCTCCACGTTCTAAGCGAGCGCCGGCAAGAAGAGGACCAAACGCTTGCGGCGAATCAGTTCGTATTCACGGCCGAGGAAGAAATCTCGGAGTTGAATTCGATCGCGCCTAATACGATGTGGGTTGGATCGTGGCCGGTGGATGGCACGACGCTTCGTGTCGCGTTCTCGGCCACAGGGTTCAACTATCAGCAGGCCGAGCTTTGGCATTACCGCGGCTTCGCGGTCTACCCGTCCCTTGCTTCGCAATTGGTCGCAAGCGCGGCCGACTTGCCGATTGGCCCGATCGTATCGAACAGTCTGCCGATCTGGCTGGCTCAAACGACGTTCGGGGCGACAACCGTTCCGGTCTATCCGTCGTATCTCGTGCCCGACAACATCGTGCCGCCTTATGTCGTGGCGCACGTTGAGCCCGAATTGACGGATGCGCCCTCGTTCCCGATCTATCAGTGGCCGGGCAATCCGTCACCCGCTACGCAGTTGGTCGAAATGTCGGCTTCGCAATTGGCGAAGGACCACGTAAAGCTCACGCTCTACGGCTTCACGAATCAAATGGCGATTCAGTATCTCGCGATGCTGATCGACTACTCGCTCAACACGGGGAATTTCGGATTCGGTAATACACCCGTTCCCCGGGATGAGAAGCGTTCCCAGGTCGAAATCGCGACGATCGCGATGAAGAAGACGATCAACATCGTCGCTTGGTACTACCAGTCTGCGGCCGATGCAGTTGCGCGTTGCCTGATCTTGGATGCCGCAATCGGCTCCGTTTCGGTTTTCTAATATTAGAGATCACTCAAGATGGCATCTCCCCTGGCTCCCCTTCCGGGCGGCACCACGACGACCCTCAATGTCACTGCGCCGGTCATCATCAAAGCATCGGCGGGGCGAGTGTTCACGGTCTCGGTGATCGTGCAGGGCTCGTCCACTTACGGCGCGGTCTATGACTCGAATTCGCTGACGGGAAATACGGCGGCCAACCAGATTGGCGTAATTGCTAACACCACCAATCCTATCGATTTCAATGCTATGCCCACGGCGACGGGCATTGTCGTAGCACCCGGGGCGGGTCAAACACTCACGGTCTCCTGGTCGTAAATCCCTCTTCGCCTCGTCTTTCACCCGCCTAGAGCGGGTTTTTCTTTTTCAGGAGTCACTGAATGCAAACCCCGTACAACGCGCAAAGCTCCGTTCTCACGACGAGCGGCGGCCAGAGTTCCAAACTCAACGTCACGGCTACGACCGTCATTAAGGGAGAGCCGGGCCGCATCTGCCGCCTGGTTTTCAACGCCGCATCGACGAGCGCCCCCGCCGTCTACGACTACACGGCAACAACGGGCTTTGCCGCAGCAAACCTCGTCTGGGCAGGCGGCACCACGACTGCCGCGCAGACCGTCGTCGATCTCGAATTCCCGTGCTCGAAGGGGATCGTGGTCGTGCCCGGCGGCGCCACGGTCGCTGTCTCGTATATCTAATCCTCGGGGTCTGCCCACATGGCAACTACGATCACGCCTCAGATCATCAATCTCACCGCAGTCGTTACCACGGCGCCTACGCCGTCCCAGCTCCAACAGAGCGGTGCGATTGTGTCGGTGGGCGGCACGACTCTGACGCCAGGCACCTATCAGTACTGCGGGAATCTCTCCGCAGTCAATGCAATCTCCGCGACCTCGTACGGCATCACGTCCTTGGCGTGGGCCTCGAGTGAGGTCACGGCAACGGTCGCTAGCGGGGTTCTTCCGACCGTTGGGACCACGTTCACGACGACGATTTCGGGGGCTGTCCCGAGTGGATACAACGGTGTGTACGTCGCGACCGTCGCGACCTCGACGACGTTCACGTATGCCGTCGCCGTGGATCCTGGAACCGAAACCACGCCGGGTTCGTTCACGATTTCGGGCGCTTCGCCGATCACTTACCCCGCGACGTCGTTTTTCTCGCAAGGAACCGCAGTCGGCGTCTATGTGCTTGAGCTCGGAAACACAACGGGCACCGACGCGCAGATCGCTAGTCTCGGTTCATGGATTACCGCGAATCCCGGTGTTTTCTACGGCTACCTTGTCCCCGCGATTTGGGATTACAGCAAGGATGAAGTCGGATCGGTCGTCATCAACAATGGCGGCAATGGATATACCGTTGCGCCCACGGTGACGTTCTCGGCTCCGGGGACTGGCACGACGGCAACTGGCACGGCGATTGTCCAGAATGGCGCAGTTGTCGCCGTGACGATCACGGATCCAGGGTCGGGATACACCGCAGCGCCGACGATCACGTTCAGCGGCGGCGGCGGTGTAGGCGCAATGGCGACCGCCAATCTCGCCTCGGCAATGAATATCCTTGCCGGCCAATATGCAAACGCGACCGGGAAGACGTATTTCTTCGTCACGACGTCGGCCGCGAATCTGGCGAACTATGCGACGCTGAAATCGGTGTATGCCACGGTTCCCGCGCCGACCGCAACGAGTCAAGAATTCGACTCTGGCGCGATGTTCTATCAATGGTTGGTGAACAACCCGTCGCAGACCAATCCGCTCGGGCCGATGTCCTATCGGTACCTGACGGGCGTGACGCCATGGGTCATCTCGGGCAATCAGGCGGCTATCAACAACGTCCTGACGGGTTACGGCAACATCATTTACCCGACGTCGGAAGGCGGCATTTCCAAGGCTGGTATCTGGAAAGGCACGCTGATGGATGGCACGCAGGCGTCGTGGTGGTATGGCATCGATTGGTTGCAGATCCAAATCCAGCAAGCCCTTGCTGCAGCGGTTATCAACGGATCGAACCAAAATCCGCCGTTGATCTACGACCAGAACGGTATCAATTCGCTGCTTGCAGTCGCGCAGAACGTCGCCAATAGCGGCGTGCAGTTCCAATGCGCATTGAAGGTGACGATCGTAGCGACTCCGTTCTCGACCTATGTAGCACAAAACCCGAACGATTACGCAGCGGGCCTGTACCGCGGCTTCTCGATCACGGCGGTCGGTCAGAACGGCTTCCTCGTCGTTGGCGTGGCTCTCGACGCAGTGCAGTTCGCATAAGGACGAAAAATGGCGACTCAAAATCCTATGATCGCGCAGGGCGTTCTCAATCGCGTCCTGACGGCAGTCATCATTCCGAGCAACACGGCGCTCAATGTCACGGCGCCGTATATGGCAAAGGGATTTGCGCGGCTCGAATACGCGGGCGACTGGACGGGCCAGATCGGCACGGGAACGGGCGTGGTGAATTCGCCCGAGCCTTACGTCATGGCGCGCGTCACGATGAACTTGCTGCGCACGCAGGCGCTTTCTGCCTCGTGGGTTACGCAGGGTCAAACCGCGACGTACATCGGCAATGTGAACGTCCACAGCGATACCTCGACGTTCCCGGTCTCGCAGATGGTTGACGCCTCGATTGTCTCGGTCGACCCGGGCGCTTTCGACGGTACCGATCCGGTCGTCCGCGTTGTCCTATCAGGAGCCCTGGCAATCAACGCCTCGCTCTGGTCGGTGTAATGGTCTGCTGCGGCTAGGGACGCGACCCGAAAGCCGGTTCCCCTGCCGGTTGCCGCAGCTTCAAAACAGGGACTCAAAAAGGGATTGAGATGGCAACGATTGACGAGAATTTGAACGTCGTTTTCCAGGTTGTGACCGAACACGTCACGCGGAAGGAGAAAGGCGAGGATGGAAAGGACCGTGAAGTGCATGAAGACGTCGTGCGCATTCACGCATTCCATACGCCAGTTAGCAAAGCGGTGTTCGACCAGAACTTCGCCTTGTTGGCTTCGACGAAGGCAGCGATGGAAAGCAAGGGACGGCAGTACCTCATGTCGGCCGGCCCGCGCGTCGCCGCTCTCACGCTGCGCGATGAGGGTCTGCGCGATGCTGAAAGCCGCGGCAGGGTGGACGACGACGGCAATCCCAGGGATGATGAGGTGCGAGCGTTTTTCGCCGAACTTCGACGCTTGACGATGATTCTCTGCCCGGGCCAAAGTGGCTGGGACATGATCCCGGTCGATCAGGCCATCTCGGGTGGGAAGATCGATCAGGAAGATTGGGAGGAGGTAGAATCGGCGATCGTTTTTTTTACATGCCACTACTCCATGGCGCGAAAGGCAGACCGCGCGCGCGTCTCTCAGGCAACGGCTTCCTTCCTGAAAGCGTCGACTACATCCTCGCCCTTGTCGGCATATCTCGCTTCCTTGCAGAACTCGACGCAGGCCGCGACTTCCGTGCCCAGGGCGGCATCGTCGGTTCCGTCCTGAACTATGTCGCGACACAGGGATTTCGTGAGTTCGCCGAACGTCACGATTTTCCGTTTCGCAGCGCGCTAGAGCATCACAATCGCTACTTTATTGAGGCCTTGAGAGGACCGTCATGAGCAATGTGCCGATCATCAAGGTCCAGGTCGACGATTCGCAGTTCAAGGAGTTTTTCGAGCTCTACAAGGATTACCAATCCACGCTCGAGGAGATGCCCGAAGAATGGAAGAAGATCGGCGGAACGATCTACGATGCTGGCGGCAAGATGGAGGACTTCTCCGGTGCTGCGGAGTCGTCCAAGGATTTCCTTGTGATTGCCGCGACGCAGGCCGAAGTCATCTCGCGCGAAATTCGCAAGGCGAGCGTTGCCAATTCGGTCTTGCTCGAAAGTCTGTCGAAGAACACGAAAGCGCAGAAGAGCTTCGCCGACGAATCGGAGCGCGGCTCGCTGGCCTTGTCTTCGATGAAGAAGCACGCCGAGGGCCTCTCCTCGTCTATTTTCGGCATGGGCAAATGGTTGCTCAAGCTGGGAACCATCGGCGGCGGCTTGGCTGGATTAGGCGGTATTCTTGGCAGTATCGGGCTCAGGGATCTCGCATCGTCTGCCGTCGATACACAGCGCGGCGCCCGAAGCCTGGGAATGACGCCGGGACAATTGACGGCGTTCGATCAGGATTTCGGCCAACGCTATTTGGATTCGAGCGTGCTCGGTTCGATCGCTGGCGCTCAAAGCAGCTTCACGGGGCGCGTATGGCTTGCTCGAGCGGCAGGCCAAGGCATCAATCAAGTTGCCGGCGAGGATCCTGGCGCCCTAGCCGGTCGCCTGGCTATTCGTGCTCATGATTGGTGGACGAATACGCCCGCCTCGATGCGCACTGCGGAGATGCTGCAGTCAACCGGCTTCACGCAAGCGGGCTTCTCGTTGCCGATGATGAGGCAACTGGGCAATACGGACCCATCCGAGCTTCGGCGTGCCGCGTCTCAATACGGGATGGATCAGGGTCGATTCAACGTCAGCGATCGTAATACGGACTCGTGGTATGGATTCCTTCGCCAGATCAAGGATGCCGGTAACGTCATCGAGACTGACCTGAAGAACAAGCTTGTATCGCTATCGGGTCCGCTTCAGCATTTTGTCGATGTCATCGGCAAGGATGCGATGCACCTCATCGACGACATTTTCACGCCGGCCAATCTCAACGCCCTTGAAGATGGCATCAACGGATTCACGAAGTACTTGGGCTCGAGTCAATTTCAGCAGGACATGAAGGACTTCGCTGGGCTCGTTTCGGCGATCGCTGGCGCCATGCGCAAAGCGGCTCGGTTCTTGGGAATCGATACAAGCTCGGCCGCGCCCGCGGCAAATGCACCTTCGTTTCCGCCAAGCCTCGATCCAAACGAAGTGCAACGCGAAACGCACGGATTCGTCAGTTCGTCGAAGAACGCAGCAAGGTACGCCGGCATGTCGCCCACTTTGGCGGATCGACTAGCGGCCAAAATTCAGGGGAAGAATCCTGATTATTTTTGGCAGATGGAGAAGATGCGCGGCTTGCCAGCTGGGTTGCTTTTTGCGCAGGAAATGGCCGAGTCACGCGGAAACATCGCAGCGAAATCCCCCAAAGGAGCAATGGGGCCGTTTGGATTTATGCCCGACACGGCCGCTGAGTATGGACTGGAAGACCCTTACAATTTGCATGATTCCGCATCGTCGGCGTCGCGCAAGATGGGCGGCCTGATGCGCTATTACAAGGGCGATGTCAGCAAGGCCATTGCCGCCTACAATTGGGGTGAGGGCCATCTTGACAAGGACATCGCTGCGAATGGTTCGGCGTGGCAATCGCATCTCCCGGCAGAAACCTCGGCCTATCTAAAGAGGGTTCTCTCGGTGATGGCTCAGCAAAAGGCCAAAGGTATCAACGTGACCGTCCAAAACAGCACGTCGGCTCGGGTTGCGGTGCAAGCTAATGCAGCGGCGGCGCAATGAGTCTTTCGACAATCACTCAGGCGGCGTTCGCGGGTGCATACGATCTCGCGTTCCAGATAAGCCCCATTATCCTGAACGGCGGGATCGTTGCCAATACGCCGGGCGGCATGATGCCGATCATTGGGCTGACCGGGCAATTGGCATCGCTCGCGCAAGGATTGCTGTCCGGCAATGTTGAGCCGTTCGCTCGGTATGTCCCGGCACCGGGTGGTACGCTCGTCAACAACTCAGTGGCTACTTTTCCATTTGCCAATCAGTTTGTTGCCGGCAACGCAGTCATCAAACAGCCGAAGAACATCTCGCTTCTCATGTATGCGCCCGTGCAAGATACCGGCGGGTATCTGACGAAGCTCGCGATCTTTGAGGCACTGCGCAGCTCGATCGATGCCCATATCGCCGCAGGCGGGACGTTTCATGTGGCGACGCCGGCACGGATATATCTGAATTGCTTATTGCTGTCGATCACCGACATCACCAGCGGGGAGTTGGGCAAGCAGCAGATGGTGCAATTTGAGTGGTCGTTTTTCCAGCCTCTCATTTCCCTTTCCGATGCCCAAAACGCACAAAACTCGCTCATGTCGAAGTTGACGGGCGGCCAGCAGATCACGCCATCGGGCCTCGCGGGAACGTCGCTTTGGTCTAGCGTGGCTACGGCAGTTGGTTCGGCGGCGCAGGGTGCGGTCCAGGGCGTCAACGGCATCACGGGCGTCGTCAACAACTTTTTGGCGCAATAGATGGCAACGCTCGTCCCGCTCACGCTGAATGCCTCGACTTCCCCGCCCTTCTCTTACGTCTTCACACTAGATGGCGCGTCGTACACGGGATCGGTGACGTGGAATATCGCGGCGCAGAGATGGTATTTCACGCTTCAAGACCAGTTCGCCAATCTGGTATGGAATGGCCCGCTGATCGGCTCGCCGTTGAGCTATGACATTCCGCTCGCGCCCGGGATTTTCTCGAAGTCTACGATTCTCTGGCGCGAGGACACTGGAAACTTTGAGATCTCGCCGTGACCCGATACTACTCGATCGAACTGACGCCATCGTCGAGTGCGGCGGCGTTTTTCGGGATAAGCGGATCGTTGAGCGGAGTCGGGTCCAACGCAGCACAAACGGCAACGTCGCCCATCCGCACATGGACATCGCATCCAAACGGGAAATTCGATCCGAATGCGCTAGACATCGAGTTTGATTGCCAGGTGCAGAGCTTCGCTACATCGCCTCAGCTTTTCACGGTGACGATCCACGGCGTTTCGCTGACTGACATCTCGCAAGCTCAGCAATTCACGGGCATGCAGTTCAGCATGAAGGGCGGGATGTTGGCCGGTCTGCCGTTGGCGAATCCGCGGCAATCAGGGCTGCTTGTGGCTGGTACGGTCTTTCAGTCCTACGGGAACTGGGAAGGCGAGGATATGAGGCTCGATCTCGTTATCTCCCCTTCTTACTACACCATCGACAAGCCGGGAAACATCGTCCTGAATTGGGAAGCTGGGCAACCGCTCTCTCAAGCGCTGCAACAGACGCTTTCAATTGCCTATCCGAACGTGCCGTTCACGGCGAACGTGGCAGGGCAATTGGTGCAGGATTTCGACGAGATCCATTTTTGTTCGACGCTGCAAGAGCTTTGTCAGTGTGTTAATGGCATCACGCAAGGATATTTCGTCGGGCCCGACTACAGCGGCGTCAATCTGACCTATCACAACGGCCAGTTTTTCGTTTGGGACAACACGTACGCCCCGACGCCGATTCAAATCTCGTTCAACGATTTCGTCGGCCAGCCGACATGGATCGACGTCAACACGATGATCTGCAAGATGGTGCTCCGGGCTGATCTTCAGCTTGGATCGATCATCCGCATGCCGCAGGGGTTGCAGAATAAACCCGGCGTTGTGACGACGACTCAGCAATCGTTTCCGTCGAGCAACAACTATCAAACCGTCTTTCAGGGAGATTTCACGATCTCCGAGTTGAGACACATCGGCTCGTATCGGTCCAGCAGTGGATCATCCTGGGTGACAATCTTGAAGTGCCTTGCTAATAGCACATCATGAGTGACGATTTCGCCAAACTATGGTTGCAGGGAAACCTGAACCAGATGGCCGTCACTCGAGCGCAGCAGGCCATCAAGAGCCTCGGGCGCGCGCTCCCGTGCCGAGTCACGGCTGTGACCGGAAAAATCGTCACGGTCGAATTCCAGATGGACACATCACCGTGGACGCTTCCGCCGATCACGATTGCGAAGGCCGAGAGCCCATGGCTTACGCATCCTACGCAAGTAGGCGATGAAGGCATGACCGTGCCGGCCGACGTTTATCTCGGCGGGATCACGGGGCTTGGAGGTGGCAACGCAGACGTTCGGCAGCGAGGCAATCTCACGACGCTCGTTTTCCTGCCTGTCGGCAACAAGTCATTTTCGCCGATCGATTCGGATGCAGCCCAACTTCAGGGCCCGAATGGAACGATTCTTCGGACGACGACGGGAACGACATCCTCGGTGGTGACAAACAGCAGCGGAACGACGATCACGTTTGGCACGACGACTTTGATTGTCAACGCCGTGGGGATTACTTTGACAGTCGATGGACAGACATTCACCTGGGGCGGAACGACTGCGGTTTCGACGCTACCGATTCAGGCGCCGGACGTCATCCTGCCGAATGGTGCGGTGAATGGACATTATCACCCGGGCGTGCAAACTGGCACCGGAAACACCGGCACGATGACCGGTTAGCCGTGATTCCACCATGCGCCGATCTTGCCGACGAAGTACACCGCAATGCCTGCAATCAGGGCTGCGGCGGAAAGTGCGCCGTGGTGCGTAAAAAACAGGAATGGCGAAGCGAGCATCGAGAGCTGACCTAGGGCGATCATCGCCTTGTAGGGTTTGCCGGTCTTTTGGATGGTAACGGTCATTGCTATTCCTTCAGCGACTGAAAATCATCAGGATTGAACCTAGGGCAAGCATCGCAAAGTTTGGCGACGCCCTCGGCTTGGATTTGATCGCGTACTGATGCCGGGTGATCCGGCTGGGCCTCGAACCACTGCAGCATGTGCGCACACGGGAACAGGAAGTTTCCCTCATCAGACGCCGCTGTGATATGCCGGAACATGGGATGGATGTGCTCGAGATTCAACCGAGCGTGAACCGGGAAATACGGCGTGTCGATCGTTCGATGACAGTGCGCGCGCCAGTCGTCCGATTGACAGGATTCCGCGAAGCAGCGTAGGACGGATTCAAGCCCGTAAGCCTGTCCTGACTCGCCGATGATCATCCGGCCGCTTGCGTAGAAGTGGGTTCCCTTCCAGCCTCGGACATAGTGAATCAGGTCCATCGCCAAAACGGCGCCCTCAAGCGTTTGTGGGAACCCGGCCAAATAAAGCCTCAATGATTCGAGATCGCGCTCAGCGAATAGCTGGGCTCGCTTTGCCACGCCCATTGCTAGATCAAACGCGCCCGATCGGCTTCTCACGAACAACACGAGCACGAGGTAATCGTGCGACAGCGCGCATAGGCTCTCATGCGTGAAAAACTCGGCGGGATCGGCCTCAGACATAGGATTCAAGCATGCGAGTTTGGGGAAGAACGTACAACGTTGACGGCACCTATCAATGGGTAGCTGTTACGACGGATGCGAACGGCTACAACGACAACTGTTATCTGACCGCCCTCTGTCAAGCGATCAAGCTCAATTTGGGGGAGTCGCCCTTCTGGGCCAACACAGGGATTCCGCAACAGCAAACGATCATCACCCAGGTTTTTCCGGACTTCTACCTGGCTCAAATTCAGCAGCAATACGCACAGTACTTCGCCTCTCTGGCGATTGTCCGTGCGCCAGGCTCCTTTCCCCCGCAATACAACATCACCGCTGTATGCCATAGCGGGGCTGTACTCAACACGACCGTCGCGACATGACCATCACGCCCACGAATATCCCGCTGGTGATGACGAGCGCCGGCCCGTTGGCTACGCCGCCGTCCACGCTGAATACCGCATTGATCGATGGGGTTGCGGCAGAGGTTCCCGATTATACGGCGAATCTTCCGGGCCTTTTGATTGAAGACGTTTCCTCGACGGCGACGGCTGCACTCGCGACAATCGACCAAGCGCGCGTCGACGCAATTAGCAGCGTTACGCCCTATGGGGCAAATGCCTACATCCTCGCACAGCAAGGGGTACAGGCCGGAATCCCGCAAGGCAAAAATGCCAATGGAAGTGCCTATGTCGTCTTTTCGGGGCCGGCGGGATATGTGTTCGCCCCCGGGTTTCTGGTTGGCGACGGAACGAATCAGTATGCGCTCCAAGATGGAACTGTAATTCAGTCGAACGGCGTTTCGCCTCAAACGTTCGCCGTTGCGACGTCAAATGGCATATTCCCGATCGGCTCCGGAACCATCACGCAAATCGTTACGACGGTTCCCGCTCCGTATGCCAGCCAGATCACAGTGACGAATCCGCTCGCCGGGACACCAGCTACAAGCGCGGAAACCGTGCAGGATTACCGCGGCCGGGTGATGCAGGCGGGGATCGTGACATCAGTTGGGACGCCCGCATACCTGAAAACGCTGCTCGAGAAAATTACGGGCGTGCAGGCTCGACTGGTTTCGATTCAGCAGGCCTCTGGCGGCTGGCGCATCGTTTGCGGGGGCGGCGATTCGTATTCTGTAGCGAACGCAATTCTCCAAGGCGCGGGCGACATCGCGACGTTGCAGGGTACGCAACTTGGCATTACCGGAATGACGGCCGCTAACCCGGTTGTCATCACGACCAATCTGGCGACGGGTTTCACGGTCGGGCAAACATTCACAGTGGCCGGAGCGACGCCGAGCGCCTACAACCTGACTTACACCGTTGCATCGATCGTAACCTCGGTATCAGGCGACACGATCACGACGAGCACGAATGGTAGCGCCTTCGGCACTTATGCGAGCGGAGCGAAACTCACGCCTAATCCTCGGGACATCACCGTATCGCTGTTCCAAAACCCGAACACGTACACCATTCCATTCGTCAATCCGTTGCAGCAAGCCGTAACGCTAGCGGTGACATGGAACACAACACTCTCTAACTTCACGGCTGGGAATTCAGTCAATCAGCTTTCGACGCCAGCGCTTCAGTCATACCTGAATTCCCTGTATGTCGGGCAGCCGATCAACGAGCTTGAGATGACGGCAGTGTTTCAAACTTCGGTTGCTTCGGTGATTGATGCGCAGAACATCACCACTCTCCAGTTCGCTGTAAAGATCAACGGCAATTCTGCCAGCCCATCGGCGGGGACGAGTGTGATAGTCGGTGATCCGGAAGGATATTTCTATGCGAGCGCATCGTCTGTGACCGTGACTCAGGGATGATCCCATGCAACTTGAATCATTCTCGACGCTTCCTCTCGAGCAAGTCATACCGGCCTACCTCTACCAGCAATACGCCGATGATCCAAGCCTTCAGGCGTTCATCGACAGTTACAACAGCTTAGCGCAAGGCTATTTGCAATGGTTCATCGATACCCCGCTATCGGTCTACACGTCCCCTTATATTTCGGGACCGCTTCTTGATTGGATCGGGAATGGGGTATATGACATAGCGCGCCCCGTCTTGGCGTCGACATCGACAACCAGGCGAGCCGGGTACAACGCCAATGCGTATAACACCATTGCTTACAACGGGCAGTATTTCACTTCAACTCAAACATCGTCGATCGCTACTGACGACATTTACAAGCGGGTGATGACGTGGCATTTGTACCGCGGAGACGGCCAGCAATTCTGCATGCAGTGGTTAAAGAACAGAATCAATCGTTTTGTCAACGGTGCGAATGGGAATGATTGGCCTGTTCTGAATGACCCGCCATCGATTACGGTTTCGGGAACAACTTTCACGGTCACGGCCTATGACAGCGTGCCGCTCGAAGCGCTGAAGGCTTGTTATGAAAATGCACTTCTCCAGTTCCCGTTTCAATACACGCTGAGTTTCATCGTTGACAGCTTCGTCAATGACGGGGGCGTGCTCTATTTGCCCTACGCGCTCACCTATCCGACTAGTTCGGTTGGTCTAGCGGCCGGATCGGTTTGGTGGAATGGCGGCGTGATCTCAGTGGTTCCCGGGGTCACTCCCAACCCATCGGCACCAGCAGTGTACTTCCAGTACACATTTCCCGCCCAACTTCTTTCGCTCGGCGGCGGGAATCTACCTCTCTCAAATCCTGGCCCCGGTACGGGTCAACTCTGGAACAACGGCGGCGTCATTTCAATCGCCTAGGGCTATATGACCATTTTCATGTTCGCCAACAACGTCAGCACGACGTTGGCCGGGCCGATTTCGTCGTCCGCAACATCACTCACGCTTTCGAGTGTGGCGCATTTGCCGGCATCGATCCCCGCTGGACAGGTGCTCGTTATCACGCTAAATGACGTGGCTACCGAGCAAAACTTCGAGGTGATCTATGCGACGGCTATTTCGGGAGCAACGCTGAGCGGTCTTTTACGCGGGCAGGAAGGCACTGCGGCGCTCTCATGGTCGACGGGTGATTTCGCGTATAGCGCACCAACTGCGGGACAACAAGCGAACTTCGGTCAACTCACCACAGCTAATACTTGGAGTGGCGCAAACACTTTCTCTGAACCGGTAGTCGTTGCAAATGCGATCGCAAGTAATGAGGCGGTGGCGCTTGGTCAGATTACGGGCGGCGTTTTCATAAAAGAAACGTCTTTCCAATCGAGTGGGACATGGACGCCCGATTCTCGCACCACAAAAATTCGGGTTCGAATAGTTGGCGGCGGTGGTGGCGGCGGTGGTCAAGGGGGCGCAGGCGCAGGACAGGTGTCGCTTGGCGGCGGCGGGGGTGCGGGCGCGTATGCCGAGAGCATCTTCACTTCCGGGTTTAGCGGAGGCATCGTAATAACGATTGGAGCGGGCGGCACTGGGGGCGCCTCTGGTGGCGGCGTGGGCGGAAACGGCGGCACAACAATTTTCGGCGCGCTTATGTCAGCCGCGGGCGGCGGCGGCGGTAGTGGCGAGGCATCTCCAGTATCAACGTTCCCGGCAATTTTCGGAGGGGCGACGGGTGCAACCACGTCAACAGGAGGCAATCTTGTTGCTGCGGCTGGCGGATATGGAGCAATTGCAATCGCTAGCGCTTCCAATACGGCCGTCAGCGGTGGTGGCGGCGCATCCTTTTTTGGCGGCGGTGGTGCACCGCTGGTGAGCGGTGGCAGCGGTAGTGGATCAGGTAATGCCGCACTGTCTCCGGGCGCTGGCGGTGGGGGTGCACTTGCATTATCTGGTGCTGGCAGTTCGGCGGGCGGTGATGGCGCGAAAGGAATAGTAATCGTAGAGGAATTCGCATAAGGCTAATTTATGAGCAACGAAATATTCGGATTTCCGCAGAGCTTAACGGGTTCGGAGTTAGTTACGATCCATCAAGAGCAGAATGGGCAACTGGCAAAATGCTCGATGCCTCTTTCCCAACTCGCAACGATTCTCGGATTCAACTGGGCATCTCTCCCGACAACCAAACCCTCCGTTTCCGGCGTTGCATGGAATGACGGCGGGGTCGTCTCGATCTCCTAAAATGCTTAAGAAAATTCTGATTGCGGCACTTTGGTTGCCGCTGACTGCACTCGCCCAAACGTATCCGTCGCCTACGTTTCAAAATCTCACATTGACCGGCACATTGACCAGCACCGGCGGTGTCAGCTTGTCAAGCCTCGCGTCGCAGGCGGCAAATACGGTTGTCGCCAATGTTTCTGGGTCTGCGGCTTCGCCAACCGCTGTTGTGATGCCGACATGCAATACGTCGTCGAGCACATTGCAATATACCGGGGGCACCGGTTGGGGCTGCGGCACTGTCGCAATCGCTGGGGCGAATTCGAACATCACATCGCTAACAGGTTTGACGGGGCTGATCACCCAATACAACGGGGTTGGCACGGTCGCCAATGGCATTCCTTCCGAGTATGCACAAGCTAATGCAACCGCGCAAACGGCCTCAATCACGCCCTCAACGCTCTATGCGACGCCAGCCAGCGGCGCGGGACTTTATCTGGTGATTGTCGATACGGTCTGTACGACTGCAGGCACGGCCGGCACCGTGAGCGCTTCGATCGGATGGTATAACGGATCGGCATCAGCCAGTACGGCAACCGGCCCTATGAGCCTGTCTACGATCGGAAGCGAGACGACGCAGATTTTTACGATCTATTCGGCTGCCATCCAAAATATCACCTATTCGACGACCGTGAGCGGTGCCGCTGGATCGCCGCAATACTCGATCCGAATTCGCCTGGTTTATCTGGGATAAAAAATGACCTATTTCAGCACCGATTCTTCGCAAGTTTCGTTTCAGCGCACCGGCACGAATGCCGCGGTGCGTTCAGTATTGGCCGAACTCGATGACCAGGGTACAAGCGTTCTCGGATATGCCGGCGTCGATAAGACTGGAGCGACAGATAGCTCTGCAGGCATCAATGATTCCCTGGCTCAAGGAGGCTTGATTTTTTGCCCGCCTGGCACCTATACGATCAACTCGGATTTGCTGTTCTACAGCAATACGACGTTTGTCGTGCAACGCGGCGCGACGCTCAATTTCAATGCTGCGCGCTTCACTCCCGCGAACGCCAGCGTTGTGAATGTGTCGCTGATTGTCGACGGCGTGATGACGTCGGCCAATCTATCTACGAGCGCCCCACAGAAATTTTCGTGGCCGTCCGACACGGGTGGCGTCGGTCCGACGACGACATATGAACGTGGTTTCATCGAGTTCGGCGGTGCAAGCAGCACTGCGCGCTCGACGGGCGGATTCTATGTCGGCGGTCAGGGTACCATCTCTGGCGATTGGACCGGCACGCCTTCGATCGCCACACTTTGGACGGGTGATTTGTGCCGCAAAGGGATTGCGACATTCTTTTGTGACAATGTTCTCGTCGAGGACGTCGACGTATATGGCTTCCATGGAGAAGCTGTGTACCACTACGATTCCGGTTCGACTATCAGCAATGTCGTTTTCCAAAATACGTATGTTCACGATACGAATTTCAACGCGCTTAACTTCAACCATTTGAATGAAGCGCGAACCTGCTATATTAGGGACAACGTCACATACAACAGCTATCAGGGCATCGAAATCAGCGGTGGGAATGCAATAAACAACACGATTCGGCTGACGCAGGGTCCAGGAATTCTGACAGGCGGCGGTATTGTGCAAACTGTGCAAATCCGCGACAACATCGTCGACAGCGCTCAAATGGATGGCATTCAGGCCATTGCGGGTAGCGGAAATTCTGGAACGGGTAACGTCGAGATCATCGATAATACCGTGTTTAGCGCGCAGGGCAGCGGCATCATTTGTGCATCGTTGAACCAGGCTTCGGTGTTCAACAACGTCGTATCCGACTATGCAACCACGGCAAGCTCGTACGGTGTATGGGCCGAAAGTACTTGCACCTATGCCGATCTCCGCGGCAATCGTCTGCTTGGCCCGAATGCGGGGATCGTTGTTCCGATACGCAATCAGGCAACATATCCGACGACGAAAGGCAATGTGTATTACGACACGTCAACGAATGTGCCTGTATTTGCCGATACGTCTACCTATTTGGCATCGTCACAAACGAACGAATACAAGATCATTGATGGCGTTGGCGCTGCTGGCTCGGGTCATTCGACCATCTACAAGATCAGCGGAACCGTTCCGCTCGCAGCGCAGCAGAATTACGCTCGCACCTACGGCTCAGTCGATACGACGGGATCGACAGGAGCGGCCGGATCTTTTCACATCGCGACGAAGAAAACCTCGACCGAGTCGACGACGCTAAGCGATACGATGGTCTTCGATCGGAGCGGCAATGCGCTCGTCACAAGCGCCGGTGGGTTGGGTTACGGTACTGGCTCGGGCGGCACCGTCACGCAAGCGACGAGCAAAGGAACGGCTGTAACACTTAACGCGCCTAGCGGCCATATCACCATGAGCAATTCGGCGCTGGCGGCCGGTGGCGTGGCCGCATTTACGTTCAACAATTCGACGATGACGTCTGACGATGTGCTCGTCATGAGCATCAACGCGAATTCTCCCAATGCCAGCATTTATTCGGTGAAGGGTATCGCGTCGTCCTCAGCCACGGTCTATGTGACCAACACGTCGGCTGGTTCGCTGTCGGATGCTGTGATCATTAATTTTGCCGTGATCAAGGGCGCGACGTCGTAATTCCGCGATGAACCGGGGCGAGAACTGTCTCGTCCCGATTTTATCTTTTGGGTTATTCGTCAGTGTTGACCTGTTCTTTGCCCCGCCCGAATTTCAGCGCTTTTGAGACGGTGTTTCGAAGGGCGTTGTCAACGACTCCGAGAACTCGCTTGCCGGTCTCTTCGGGGCGTCCGGTGAACGAGGTGACGTGAAAGTAGTCCGTTTCGTCGGGCGAAATCGTGGAGAAGAAATAGTTGGATACGCAGCACCGCGGCGAATCGATCTGAACCGCGCTGACGGAGTGCCACGAAGTCTTGTTCGTCTCCATCACCACGAGTCGGTTGAACGCAGATACGAGCGTTTTTTGCACCTTTCGATCTTCGTCCCACAGTTCGAAGTTGCCGCCGTTCTCGAGTTTCCAGTTCGGCGACACGTAGTAAAGGAGGTTCAGTCGACGATACCGGTCGCGTTTGGCATCGTGGCTGTTGTCGATGTGCGGGTTCAAGAAATCGCCCTTGAACATCATCGATAGCCCGCCTGCGTATAGGCTCGGGTCTGACTCTATTTGAGTGAATCCGACAATCTCGGATACGAGTTCGACAACTTCGGGTGCCTGAAAAGCGTGAGTGATTTCGCCGAGGATCGGTTCGAATTGATCTAGGTGCGCCGACGTGCGCTTCTTTTCTCGGAACGACTCGCGACTATAGAAGCCATCCCCGTCTTTTGGGAAGGCCGCATAAATGCTATGCGCCACATCCTCGGGTAGAAAATCATCAATCACAAAGTGGCGAGTTGTCGTGCCGACAGGATTCGCCCACTGATGGCGGATGTCCTCCTTGGCATAGTCAAGACGCGCAAGAATCAATCTTGTTAGGGCGAGCCGATCCATGATCCCCTCGTATTTGTGTGGTGAGCGGGACATTCTATCCGCCGATTAGTCGCCTAACAAGCGGCGCAAGCACCATGGCCTCTTGCTGCGCCTTGAACTGATCCAGTGTCGCATCGGGAAACTGGCACGACGCATCCATGTGCGCTTCCCAGCCTGGCAGGACCAGGATCGGCTGATATTGGCGGATGATCGCGACGTCGTATTGCTGGGCGGCGGCATCCATTGCGGACACGTAGGCCGCAAGCTGCGAATGGTCGCCGTCGCAAATCGCGCCTGGCTCTTCGAGGACTGGAGTCTTGTCCGCAGCGCGCACGGCCATGATCCATTGTCCTAGGTACCCTGCATAGTCGTTCACCGACTCGCCATCGTACATGTCATTGACCGCATGATTGTCGACCACGATTGAGGCCGGTGAAGATTTGATGCGTTGGGCGAACGGTGCCCCGTTTCCGTCCAGTCCAGCCAACTCATTTTTGAGGCTGCTCGACGTACCGCCTGTCGCGTGATTCTCGACGGTGATGCCCGTATCGTTGAACTGCTTTTGCAGAAGGGATTGCAAGTCCTGTGACTCATTGGGTGTGATGACTGATGGCATTCCCATCGAGTTATACGAGTAGCCCTCCATAGCATCATCGCCAAAGACGGCGATTGTGATGATTGGCGTTGATGCTGGCGCTGCCGCCGATGGGACGCTTGTTACCGGCGTCGACGCAGGCGCAACGACTTTCGCTTGCGTAGTCGGGTTAGATCCTCCTCCGCACCCAGCGAGCGCGCACACAGACAAAACGAAGCAAATCAAAGCTTTCATAAAACCTCCTGACAAAGTTAGGAACGAACGCAACAAGCCGCCTCGCGCGGCTTTCCTTTTCCAACGGGGCCCCAAACGGTGAACCAAATCGACCCGATCGAATTCGGCCGCGTACTCGCGCGCCTAGACCAACAGGACCAGCAGAACGCCGAGATGCGCGAGGAAATGCGTCAGAACCAAAAGGACGCGCGCACCGAGATAGCGAATTTGCGCTCGGACATTCAGGCGTTGCTCGCGTTGGCAAACCGAGGCAAGGGCGCTCTTTTTATGCTGACGAGCCTGGGCGCGGCGGTGGGTGTGGTGCTGGGGGCCTTGGGCCATCACTTTTTTGGAAAATAGATATGATCCTCACGCCCAAGATTGTTGGCGCAGGCACCGGAGCCGCGCCATCGCGTGCCCTGCTGTTCACGCCACACATTCAGGCGGCGTGCGATCACTTCGGCATCGTCAAGCCGCTGGATGTCGCCGCGTTCCTCGCGCAGATCGGGCATGAATCGGAACACCTCATTTTCACGAAGGAGCTGTGGGGCCCGACAGTCGCGCAGCGCGCGTACGAGCCGCCGTCGGTGAAGGCGGCAGAACTCGGCAATACGGAGCCAGGCGATGGTCGGCTCTTCTGTGGCCGCGGCCTCATCCAACTCACCGGCCGCGCCAACTATGCCATCGGGGCCGTCGCGCTCGATCTCGACCTTCTGACTCACCCCGAGCTGCTCGAACAGCCGGAGCACGCCGCGATGTCGGCCGCTTGGTTCTGGTGGAACAAGAAGCTCACGCCACTGGCGTTGGTCGGCGACTTCATCGGAGTCACGAAGGGCGTCAACGGCGGCACGAACGGTCTCGCCGATCGGCAGGCGCTGTATGACGCCGCAAAGAAGGCGCTCGGCATCCTCTAGGGGAACAATTCACTCAATCCAGCCCGGCCGCGCGCCGGGCTTTTTCGTTTACGGCCATGACACAAGAACACGAACTGCGCGAGACGTTGACGGTGGACATCGTCACCCCCGAGCATGCCGATCGCGTGACGACGCCCCTCTTCCGGCACACCAAGAAAGCTCTCTTCGACAAGGTCGAGCCGGCGATCACCATCCCGCGCGACGAGCCGGGCCGCTGCTGGATCTGCGGTCAGACCGAAGCCGAACTCGGGCAGCCGCTCGAGGCACATCACTTCGGCGTCGAGCGCAGCTTCGCCGAGGGCAAGTTGCGTTGGGATCGGATCAAAGCCGACTACCCGCATTGGGACTGGTCGAAATTCGACCCCGCCAATCCGTACACCTTCATCGACGACATGGAGGCGCAGGGCGTTCTGCTCTGCAAAGAGCACCACACAGGCAAGGATTCGGGCATTCACAGCATGCCGTTCAGCCTGTGGGTCATGCAGCGGTACCTCGAGGACGGCGAGCAGTTCTCGCCGACTGAAGTCATCCATCACGACCCGGAGCACCTATGAACAAACTCTCTCCCGCCCAAACCGGTGCTGCCGGCGCGGTAACGGCTGCTGTCCTGTCCGTTCTGGCCGCCATCGTCAAGCATTACAAAATCGACCTCGACGGCGATGCGCAAGTTTCCATCGCTGTCGGCATCGTGTCGGGTGCCCACTGGCTCACGAACGTCGTTGCCTCGCGCTTCGCTGCCAAGCAACCCGCCACGCCCGCGCAATGATGCGCCTTGCGCTCGCGCTGCTGATTCCGCTCGCCGGCTGTGCGGGGCAGGCGGCCTATTCTGTCAAGCCATTCTACAGCCCCGAGCTCGGCAAGATGGTTTGCTGCGAGGCATCGGTTAGCTCGAGCCGCGACATTGCGACCGTCACCGTTGACGCCGCGAAGACTGGCGACGACTACCGGATCCATTTCTCCGAAACAGGCGTCTCGGCCACAGCGCCGATCCAGGCCCAAGGCGTTACCACTTCCGCAGTCGCCGGAGCAGTCAGCAACGCCGCGGCGGCCGTTATCAAACTCTCGAAGTAAGGAATCTCATCATGCGTAAATTCGCCGTTGTCCTGGCGGGCGTTGTCGCGTCCGTTCTCTTTGCCGGCTGCGCCTCGACCGCCCCGCAAACTCCCGCCCAAACGCTCGCCGCGATCCATCAGCAAGTCTCGATTGCCTGCGCCGCTGCGGGTCCGTCGCTCACGTCGATCAAGGCGCTTGAGCCTGGCCTGACCGCCGATCAAGCAGCCATCGTCGACGAGGTGTACGCCGACGCGACCGCTTTTTGTGCCGCCCACGACACCGTGAGCGTGGCGAGCGTCTCGGCATTCGCCAACACGGCCATTCCGACCGCGCTGAAACTCGTCAATGCTTCCTCGCTGTCGCAAGACGACAAGACGCTCATTGCTATCGGCGTGATTGCGATGCAAGCAGCGCTCAATACCGCGCTGGCGCAGTACAACGCTGCACAGCCTGCATCGGCTCCGGTCGGCGCGAGCGCGTGATGAAGCTCGAAGAACTGAAGCGTGACGACGGCACGCGCACGATGATGTTCGAGTGCCCCGGCTGCGACATGATGCATCAAGTCAACGTCGCTGGCTCGGGGCGTCCCATGTGGACGTGGAATGGCGACATGGAGCGGCCGACGTTCTCGCCGTCTGTCCTCGTCACCTACGACCACATGAGCGAGGCGGGGCGCGCTCGATCCAAGGCTTTCCGCGAGCAGCACGGGCGCTACCCGACGCACGAAGAAAACCCGTACGACGTTCACGACGTCTGCCATTCCTTCGTCACGGATGGACGCATTCAGTTTCTAGGAGATTGCACGCACAACCTCGCCGGCCAAACGGTCGATCTGCCGGAGATCGATCCATGACCGCAATCCCAAGCACAAGCGCGGTTAGGTCCGGGATTACGGGCATGGGCGCGCGGGATTTTGCCCTGCTCGCCCAAGAAGCCTATAACGCCAAGCCCGACATCGGCGATCCCGATAGCGCCTCTCGAGCCATCGTTCGGCAGACGGAGGCGGGGCTCGTCGTGGCCTTCCGCGGCTCCGACAACGCGGATAGTTGGGAGACCGATTTCGACATCGAGACGATTGATGTACCCGGCGCCGGGAAATTCCATTGCGGTTTCTGGTCAGCCTGGCAGGCGATCGCAACGGACGTTCTCGCCGCGGTCAACGGACAGCCTGTGACGCTCGTCGGGCACTCACTAGGGGGCGCCCTTGCGATCGCGGCTGCACTCGATATGACGATCTCTGGCAATCCGCCTGTGGCAGTGTTCGGGTTCGAGCCGCCGAGAGTCAGCCCGAATATGAGCGCGCGTGTGGCGCTCCGGCATGTCGATGTGCGGCTTTATCGGAATGGATTAGACCTCGTTCCGACGATCCCGCTCGATTGGCGACATGCGGCTATGCTGATCCCGATCGGGAAACCGGCGCTTCCCATTGTGAACGTGATCGATCACGAAATCGGGCGCGTTATTTCGGCACTGGCGGTTTCGGAGGCGTGAGCCAGGCGCGCAATGCAGCGTCAGCAGCCTTGTGTCGGCGCTCGTTGCACGCTTTGATGGTTTCACTCATATCGACGAATTCCTGATCGGCTCGGGCCGGTTGTAAGGTGTATCCGCGCCGGGCCATCCACCAGAGAAAAACGTCGATCACGTCGCCTCCACAGCATCCCGCACGTGATTTGCGCTTGGGGCGGTGTCGTCGGGCGGTGCGGTAGTCTCGGCGCCGTGCGTCGGGCCGCGCCATTCGTGGTCGACCAACTGAAGCGGCACAGCGGGCATCAGCATGGCGTCTGCTCGGCCATTTTCGAAGCTCACAGCCCGAACGAGATATTGCAGGCCATCAATTTCGATCGGCGTCGAGTGCTCAAGCCACATGCGATACTTCCCGAA